GCTTGTGAGCTGCATACATTGACTCAGCAAGTTCAAGAATATCTAATTGAACAAGAAATTAAAGAACAACAACTTGAAGATCAATCTCACATCATTGATGAAAGAGCATCCTTAATCTTAGATCCATCTACAGAATTTTCTCAAAGATTAGAAGCTGCTATGACCGATATGTTTGCCGGTCGTCATGTGTCTCAAATCAATTTAAATGACACTGGCTTGTATCGAGAAAAAAATAATGACGATGAAAATAATGATAACTCCACGTCTGACTTTTAAATAACTTATCCTAATTAAAGAGTCATAATGTTATGTCACGTCGTACGGATTTACTGCAAGAATTAATTCAATCCAATAAGTTTGGGTCAGAGAAAGAGCAAGAGCAAAGTTTTCTCATTGCTACAGCTGAAATTATCTTATCTGACTTAATTGAAATTGCTATTAAGGGCTTGGAATCCCGAGGACCTGGTACTCTTGTAATTAATTTAATTAACGACTCAACAATCTACATGTCTGGCGCTGACATTGAAGGCGATCTGTTAGTTGCAGAAAGCGAAAATGATGCAGATGTAAAAAGCTTTTTGAGATCGGTAATTGAAAAAATAGAAACAAATGACTGGTTAACCAATGTATTAATTACTTTAATTAGCGATGCAGGAACAAGAACCTTTGCAGTGGAAGCAGGTAGGAGCCAAGAAAGCCTCCGAGCGTTCGCAGCAGAATTTACATGACAAATTAAAAGCTCAAGGTCTTAAGCTACCTCTATATCCGACGCCTCAAATTATTGAGCGAGCCCGGAGTGTTATGGGCAGTATAGATTTTGATCCGACTTCAGATCCAGTTCAGCAAGTTCTTGTTGATGCGTCTTCAGTACCTTCTTTAGAAGTAAATCCTTTACAAGAGCATTGGCATGGTAATGTATTTGTTGCTCCTAAAGGTGCTGTTAAAAACAGCAGAATATGGTTTAACAAAACTCTAACAGAATATCGGAATAATTATATTGACAGTTTTATATTTTTCACTAGTGCTTCAGAGCTGTTAAGAGCAGCTCCAGAAATTTTCGATTATCCTTTATGTATTCCATTTAAACGTGTACGTCAACTACGTGCTACAGCTAATGGATTTGAGCATGTCTCACCTTCAACGTGGAATATCATTGTGTATGGCCCACCTTATGATCAAGCTATTTCTGATATCGATAAATCTACTCTTTTTTATAATACTTTTCGCGACATAGGAAGAGTCTGCTTTAATGAATATGCAGGCGACAACTGGAATAAAGATCTTGATTATTACAACGAAAAGCGAGGCCATGTGTAATGTACAAGCACATAGCAAGCGGCTTTCTTTATACCCTACCTTCAGGAGCCTCTGTTCATCCATGTAGGTTGATCTTTAAAGATGGATCTTTGATGTGGAAACATGCTTTACTTTCATATGACAATTCCCTGTCTATTCCATACACTGAAGCTCACGAAGTACATATTATTAAAACTGCACAACGACTCGAAGAATTAAATTCTTGGGTATCACAAGATTTAGAGCCATGGGAATCTCTTTTACCTATTAATTGGTATGATCCATCGATAGCAGAACTGTCTGAAGGAATAGCAGTTTATATAAAACATGTAATTCATCCAATTGACTATGTATATTCAAAATTACAAAATCATATTTTAGAGCACGAAATATTAGAACACAGAGATTCATATATATTTTTCAAACGTTGTTGATATATTTAATTTTAAAGATTTCTTTTTCTATCATGTATTTAATAAAAGCCGGCTAACACCGGCACTAATGAGCTGTGCCACAAAACGACTCTTATTCATTTAATATATGTAGTATAAAACATATGAGTACTACATTGATGAATACTGAATTTCCTGAGTTTGAATTCAATTTAAATAAAATCAAATGGGATATGGACCAAGAAGATCTTAAAAAGCTGTCATATGGCGGTACTTCAAATAATGATGATGATATTAATGAATCAGTAAACCATCCTTCCCACTACACCAGTGGTGCGCAAGAAGCAATTGATACCATTGAGGATGCTGTGGTAGATGCTCCTAACGCTGTTCTTGGAGGGCTTCAATGGAATGCTCTCAAGTACTTGTTAAGAATGTGGCTTAAAGATACTCCCAAGAAAAATGCACTCAAAGCTAGTTGGTATCTTAATCGTTTAATCGAAAAGCTATGAGTGCTCTCTCAGCAGATCCTACTTATATAGTCAACAAAGAGCAGTATTTTATGGATATTGCTAAAGGCATTGAAAAAGGATCTAATCATCCTGTAGTTCCAGGTGGCTGTGTCATTGTTCGCCAACGTGACATTATTTCCAATGGCAGAAGTGTCCTTGCCACCTGTAAAACAGAAGTTGACTGCATAACGTATGCTTTAGCTACAGCTGCTAAAAACGGGACACCTGTTGTCGGAAGTACTATTTATACAACGTGCTATCCCCGACCAGAGTCTATATTTCAAGCACATATTGTTGGCATTAAATATATTGTTTGTTTATTTAGAGATTGGCCATCAGCATACAGTGCTACATACAGAAGAGCAGCGGCTTTAGCTATCGAGCTTGGAATTTCTATAGATGTATACAATGACAGCGAAGACCCAAGATTTACACAAAAGAAAGACAAAAAAGAAAGAGAACCGCAAGCTTTCCAAACAGGAAAAATTAAACTCTCAGATATTGACCCTAAAGAATATACAACAAATGTCTACGAATCACACTCTGATATTTGACCTTGAAAGTACTGGTCTACTGAGGCAAGGATCTAATATTCATTGCATTGTTGCTCGTGATGTTGATGATGCAGAAGAACCTCTAGTATTTGATAAACGTCCAGATCAATCTCTTGATATGGGCATAGAGCGACTACGCAGAGCTAATGTCTTGATTGGCCACAATATCATTGGATATGACATACCACTAATCAGAGAAACATATGACTTCGATTATGAAGGAGAGGTGGTTGATACTCTTGTGCTCTCTCGTTTGTTTTACCCCCATATTCTTGACCGTGATTATGAAAGACGTCCTAAAGGGATGCCACAAAAACTCTATGGCCGACATTCCCTCGAAGCCTGGGGCTACAGATTAAAATGCTACAAGGGTGAATTTGTAAAGCAAGGAGGTGGATGGGATACATACACTCCTGAAATGCTTGATTATTGTATTCAAGATACTTTAGTCACTTTAAAAGTGTACGAATTAATGATGAGGAGAATGGAAGACTATGCTTAGTTGCGTTGATTTAGAAATGCGCATGGCTCAAATCATGACCATGCAAGAACAATCAGGTTTCCGCTTTGATCTTGATAGTGCTGATCGTGTCAAGAAACAATTACAAGAAGAAGCTACGGATATAGAAGACAAGATCGCAAAGCACTATCGCTATGTTCCAGGCAAAGTCTTTACACCTAAACGCCGTGATAAAAAGAACGGCTATGTCCCTGGCGCTCCTATGACAAGACTTGAGCCATTTAATCCAACATCCAGACAGCACATTGCTTGGGCTTTACAGACTCACAGAAATGCACGTTTTACAAAAGTAACTGACACAGGTAAGCCAAAGGTCGATGAAGCGACTCTTTCTGAAATACGAGACATTGCGCTTCAACAAAAAAATATGCCGCTGCATCGCGAGTGTGAGCTGTTTATTCGTCTATTGACGCTTCAAAAGCACCTGGGGCAGCTCTCAGAGGGCTCTAACTCTTGGTTCAACACTATTGAGCAAGATGGCTGCATTCACCACTCCTGCACGCTTGCAACTCAAACTGGGCGAAATGCTCATAGGGGTCCCAACCTTGGACAGGTTGTGAGTGCTCCCTGGGCACGTGAGCTGTTTGTGCCTCATCCAGGCATGGTCATGGTCGGTAGTGACTTGGAAGGACTGGAGCTTCGATGCTTAGGGCACTACCTCCATAGATTTGATGAGGGGTCCTTTGCTCGTGTTGTGCTTGAAGGAGACATTCATCAGCAAAATGCCGACCGTGTGGGCTGCACCCGCTCCCAAGTCAAGACCCTTACGTATGCCTTTATTTACGGGGCCGGCGATCTCAAGTTAGGCCATAGCTTGCAACCAGAGCTTTCTGACGCTCAGAAAAAATCATTGGGTGCTGATTTGCGTAAAAAGTTCCTTGCCGCCATCCCTGGACTAGAACCCCTAGTAAATGCGGTCAAATTGAAAGTTCGCAATACAGGACGTATTAAAGGCTTAGATGGTCGTCCAATCTTCTGTCGCGCAGAACATAGCTCGCTAAATTTCTTGCTTCAGTCATGTGGCGCAATCTTGAGCAAGAGGTGGGTTGTCAGCACACAAGACATGCTTGATCAAGCAGGTTTAACTTACAATGTAGACTACACTCGTTGTGCATATATCCATGATGAACAGCAGTTTTCTGTTGTTCCATCTGAAGTAATGCAAGTAATCAGTATTTGCATTGCAGCAGCCCCTAAAGCTGGGGAGTTTTACGACTTCAAAGTTCCAATTGCTGCTGCCGCAATGAGTGGAGAAACCTGGGCGAAAACACACTGATGTATATAACTAAAGAAGAAGTTAAACAAATGATTGATGATGCCATACGCAAACATAATCGTAATGCTTCAATTATCAGTATGTGTGTTGGGTGGGTTGTTCTTGCACTTTTTGCTGAGGGCCTGCTTCGACTTATTGGAGTAATACCTCCAATATTTCCATGGGCTGATATTCATTTAGAATACAAATTATAATTCATAGTGTCTATATGCAAGAAGAAGAACCATTACTTCTAGCGCTTCAAATTAATGAAGCTGCTGCAAGGTTGCTACTCAAATCAGTGGACTTTCGTATTGCGAAATGGCCGGGTGGTGATCCACAAGAGCAAGAAGGATTGTATGCCTTACAAACAAGACTTAGAGGCGCTGTACTTGAATACCAAATGCGAAAATAACTAGTTAAAGTAAGTAAAAGATAGTCATATTAATATGAAAAAATTACTCGCAGCTTTGCTGTGTATATGTGCACCTGTTTATGCACAAGATCCAAATGTAGAATTTTTTACACCTGAAGCAACTGGGTGCATGATTTTAAAAGAGTGCACAGACGATGTAATTCAAATCACCAATAGTGAGCAGCTTCATATCATTGTCACAGGGCCAGAAGCTTTGACAATTAAAGATGAGTTTTCTCAACTGATTAAAGCTATTACTAATCTAGGAATTGAAATTTATGTAGCTCCTGCAAAGTATTTTGAACCAAATAATCAAGGCATTTATCACTCTAAATATAATGCTATATATTTGAATTTAAAGCATATGAGAGACTCAAAACATCTGATTGGGACTCTTAGACACGAAGGTTGGCATTTAGCGCAAGATTGCATGGCAGGTACTATCAATAATTCTTTTATTGCTGTCATTTTAGATGATGCAACTATTCCAGAAATTCACAAGTATTTAACTCAAATAGTTTATGCAGGAATGCCTGGAGCTATTCCTTGGGAGCAAGAAGCTAGATGGGCTGAATCCACTGAAGGCATGACATTAGATGCTTTAGATGCCTGTGGAACAGGTGCTATGTGGGAAGTCTATGAGCCCACTCCTTTAACTCGCAAGTATCTTGTTGATTACGGTTTTATTGATGAGTAATTGTTCGCCATGAACCGGTAACAACAGCTACAATATAGACATACGTTGATCCTCAGAGAGGACGCAAGTACCACCACCAGTGGGAAGCAACGGGAAATATAAACCCCTACTGGAAAATTCAAATGACCGACCTGCAAGCTCGTGCAATCGTTAATGCACGCAATAACTTCGAGCGTGCTCGTAAAGAGCTCGATCAAATTAAATTGAGCGAAACTCGCTATCGCGGCAACTTGTACACCACAGACTCACGTCATCCTCAAAATGTTCATGGTACTTTTACCTATCGTGGTCAAACTTACGTAAAGTGAACTTATTAACAATAGAATATAGAAAAATAAATTTGCTTATGAATAATGGACCTCTACGTACCAAAGATTAATTACAACCGTAAAAAACGTCGTCCAGTTGAACCTGAAATGGCGTTTGCTCATCTTTGTTATCGTGGAGTTCATTATTCAAAATGGGTTTGTACAAATTCTTTAGAACTTAGATATCAAAGAATGCATGGTGACCCAATGACTGACTGGAAACTTGATTGGTAAGTCCGGACCCACTAACATGGGTCTTTTTTTGTTTCTTCTTCGCATTAAATTAGTAATATATACGTGAATTAGTATGAAACGTATTAACAGAATATTTATTGAGTTATCAGTTTTTATCATCGATTTATTGTATCAAGATCGATACTTTCAACGATTCTGGGTTCTAGAGACTATTGCCCGTGCTCCATATTTTTCTTTCCTTAGTGTCCTGCACTTTCGAGAATCTCTAGGTTTACGTGGAAAGTCTCATTTATATTTGATGGAAGAGCATTTCAAACAATCAGTAAATGAAACTGAGCACTTAGAAGTTATGGAATCCAGAGGTGGTAATTTCTTTTGGATTGATCGGGTATTTGCTTATCACTTAGTTCTTATTTACTACTGGCTTATGGTTGGTTACTATTTAGTTGCTCCGGCCTTAGCTTACGATTTAAATGTTTGCATAGAAGAGCATGCAGTTAAAACCTATCGTCACTATTTAGAAGATGTAGATTTCACCGATGAGCAAATTATTCAAATTCTCAATGATGAGCAATCTCATGTAAAAGAGCTTAAAAATGCTCAAGCATTAATTGCATATTGAGCCAGATATTATACTGGTCCTCACTATTATCTAAATATTTAGTCTATAGTTATTGAAGTGACATTAGTTCACTGAATATAAATACCTAGATTAATTACATGTCTTTTATTACTTCTGCTTCTATTGTCGGTGCTGCTGTAGCTCTTACAACTGCTCCCGCTTTTGCTGGTGGTTTTGTCAACGTTGAAAGCAATACTTCCTCCCTCGGACTTAAGGAGCGAATTGGCACCGTAACCGAAACGCATGTCGGCTATGAAGCTCCCCTTGGCAGCACACTGACATATTCCGTCCAAGCGGGTCCCGCATTCGTCAACGTTTCTGACGAAGGTACCGATACTGAGCTCTCCGGTAAAGCCGTTCTGTCAGCTGATCTTTCTGAAAAACTGAACGTCTATGGTGAAGTGTCTTTCCTTACGGAAGAGCGTGAATTTGACAAGTACTTGCCCCTTGGCTTTAAAGCTGGAGCTACCTACTCATTCTGATTTATATAACTTACGGGCAGCTTTAGCTGCCTTTTTTAATATCTTCTGAGCTTCTTTGCGAGTGAGGCATTTTCTAGCTTCATCCTTTAGAAGCTCAATTTTTTTAAGCTGTTTCAGATTCATACTTACGTTCCACGTAGCTCTTTAAACCTTTCCATATCATTACTCTTAGCTTGAAGAGCATTAATTTGCCTACCTATGCCTAATTTAAAGTCTCCTGAGCCACCCATTTGAGTAGCTTTAAGCGTCGTCTTCTTAGGCCTGTTCTCTTGATATGCAATAAAGCCTCTACGTGCTTGAGCACGGGATCTTGCGTTAGACCACTCAGATTTATCACGTGCGTTTAACCGACGTTTATCTACTGAATTATCACGCAGTCCAGCCACTATTTATTATTCGATACTATCCTATTATATCCCCATTCACTTTCAGCTCCTTCAAAAGTGCTGACCCAATCAGCATCATCTTTAAGAAGCTCTTTGGGCATTTTCTGCATTAGCTCAATAATTGCTGCACGATGATGATTTAAATCACCATTGTAATGTTCAAAATAATGCAATAGATCTATCACTTCATTCCTACAAAAGACTGAATATCTCTAATTGAAGTAGCTACAGGCTGCAAAGTAGTAACCATCTTTTGCAATGTTTGCTTATCAATCACTTCTACTGTTTTTTCAGTAGCTTCAACACGTGCTGTTAAATTAATTACTGCTTCAGTTGTAGAATCGCATGACGCCTTTAACGCTTCTAATGCTGCTTGATTCTTTTTACCAGTGTAATGGGTAAACTTAAGTCCAATAAGCATAGCCACGACTGGTCCAATAACGTATTCCATATGGTTATTTTATCTTCAAATAGTCTAGCTATATCGTCATTGGAACATGAGCCCATCATCGTCTAAATCATCGTCTTCCCAGCCCATATCGTCAATGTCTGTAGACATTTGATCTTCACCATTTAGACTGAGCAGTTCGCAGAATGTTTCTTCAGAGATGATCTCTGGCAATGCAGAACCTTGGTTTTCTTCAATTTTTAAAAGAATTCCGTTAGCTCGTAACATATCCTGCACCCCATTCTTTATTTCCATTCGTGATTTCAGTAATCTTAGTGCGACTTTTTCGAGTGCAGGCCTGCTCATTCGAGTTACTTCGTACCTGGCTCTTGTGAGTGCAAACCGCTGCTCGATGTTCAGTTCGTTCGTCATAATCTACTAAGCGTCCTTTGTTTTCAATCCATTCTTGAATAAGTTCTTGACCTACTTCGCTATAGAATTTTTGGTTACTATACCAATTTAACCAGTCCTCAGATCCTTTTGAGTGATTACATTCGAGGCATGCTGGCAATAAATTGCTTCTTAAGCTATCTCCACCTTTACATCTGGGTTTCAAATGGTCTAGTGTCGTAGCTCTTCGGCTTCGGCAATAAGCACAAAATCCGCCAAAAGCATATCGAATAGCGTTTCGAAATTGTCTTTTGGCTGTGCTACTTTTTAAGCAATGGAGCTCATCGTACATAAGCTCACTCCAGTTTTCGACAATACGCATGTAGTTGCTTGTTACAACTTACGTTTACTATAAATGCTTAACGATTCAAAACATTAGGGGACACTTGTTATTGAAGTCACGCACGGCTCATTTAGCTTTGTGCGTAGATAACCAAGCAAATTATTCTTTGTTAATGGATCTAGATTTTCGTCCATGACAATTCGTTGCTTCGCCTCAAGGAAGCGCTCGCAACTCATTTTCCATTCATATGGATTATCAGCTTGCAGTGAAAAAATAAGAATGAGTTCGATCACTCTTCAGGCAGCAGGGCGTCACGCACTGCTTTGACAGCAATATCATCAAGTGTGTTTTCAGTCTTCTTTGCTAGAGCCTCAAGAAGCTCAACAATCAGTTTCTTTACACGAGTAGACGTCAGGAAGCTAAAAAGAATAGGGCGAATAATAGTAATCATTGTATTTATTAATTCTTGATTGATTCTAACTAAATGTCGGAAGAGGTTCGTAGAATGTTTCTGGAGAGGTGGTCGAGTGGTTTATGGCTCCAGTCTTGAAAACTGGCGTGTCTTCACGGGCACCAGGGGTTCGAATCCCCTCCTCTCCGTTCAACAATTTTTGAAGACGCTTTATTGCTCGTTGAATTTGAAATGGGCTACTTTTTCTGTCGCCATTTTCTAAGCAATCAATGGCGTTATTGACAAAGCAACCAACTTGCAAGTTATCCATTCTATTGTTATTGTGATTCCCGTCGATATGGCAACACTGTTCCCAGTCTTCAAGCTCTCTTCCCAGCTTTGCTGACAAGACCGCTCTGTGAACTCTATACGTTTTACGTTCCTTGTTTTTGCACAATACGCAATGCAAGCTAAATTTGGATTTGGAAGAGGCGCCGTGGTGCGCGGCCCCTGGTTTTAATACTTTCCTTTGTTTCCCCTTGTATGAAATAATATCTCCGCTTTCTGTTGCAAAGTATCCTTCATAACCGGGAACAGGATATTCCCGTTCCATGTGTATATAACAATCTTCTTGTTAATCTAACTATTAACTAACAACTAACGTGGATCTTTAATCGCACAAATTGCTTCGAAAAGTACATCAGGTATACAACCTCCATATTGTTCTGTCA